ACATCCTTAACTGGATTATTAAATAATCCCAATGTATCTAAAACATCTCTTTTAACATCTACTTTTTGAAATTCTCTTTCTTTCCTAACTATTGCTATTTCACGTCTCTTTAAAAAAGACATATTTACAGCAATACAATTTGCTAATATATTTTCAATATCACCTAATATTAAATTAAAATCATATCTTTCACAATTATCAAAACGAACTTCTGATGGTTTACCATATGTACCATCTCCCAATGTATAGTAACGATTTTCTAAATAGTAAGTTACAGATGTTCTAAAATCTGTAAATATTTTTGTTCTTAAATCTGAAAATTTTGCAAGTCCAAAATCTTTTTTTAGTAATGCAAAAAAATCTTTACCAAATTTTGTTTCTAAAGCTGTATCTATTTTTTCAAGGTATTGTGATTGGTATAAATCTAATGAATTAAGTATTTCTCTTTTATAAAAAATAAAATCTTTTGTTAGATTATTAATATCATTGAACTCTTTATTATTTTTTTGATTTATATTTTCAAATTTTGTTTTTAAAGGTAATATTCTTACTTCTTCTCTTGATGGTGATATTTCTTGAATCCAAACCCTTTCTAACTCATTATCTGAACCGATTTTGTTTCTAACAAAGTTTATATTAAGCTTAAGTATACCATTTGTAAAACCTAAATCGTTCAATAATTTTTCAGCATTAATTGCTAATTCCTTTTGACCCTGTTGGTTTGTAACATTGTACATATATTCTGCAATGTTTTGTGATTTAATGTATGCAACATTATTTCCGGTCTTTTGTGGTAAAAGATTATTATTAACATCATATACGGCCACTTCCATTACATCGTACTTACATTCACCAAAATAACTTTCTTCAATTTCATTTTTTGTGACAATAAAAAAGTCTTCAGTTTGTAAGTACTGTCCTTCGTTTGTGGTTTTTAAATTAACCTGTTCAAAGTGCAAAACAATCTCTATCTGAACATCTTTGGTATCATTATTTACTATATCAATTGTATTACCACATATCCATTTTGTTGCATTATCTTTATTATTAATTCTTGCATCAAAATCAGGATATTCTGCTTTTTCTTTTTTAGGTGTAACTTTAATTGCAACTGCTCCGTTTACAACATCCGCACCACTTGCTAATGCTACGTTTGCTGTAGATTGTTGAATTGCTTGCTGTTGTTGAACCGCACCTAATTGAGATTGTAATCCTTCAATGATGGAATTAAGTGAATCAATTTGTTTTATTAATGCATTAATCTGTGCTTTAAATCCTGTGTTTTGTGCCTGTAATGCCGCTCTTAACACCGATTCATCAACGGACTTTTGTAATGATGTTGCAATTTGACCCGAAAACTCATCAATTGTTTTATTTATTGTATCTAATTGATTAACCAATGCATCGTTTGTTTGTTCAATATTTAAACGATTATTAATTTCTGTTTGAACTCTACTTTGTAAATTTGTTATATCTGTTTCTAAAGATTGTACCTGTGTTTCTAAAGTTGAAACTCTTTTTCTTAAATCTTCATTTTCCGTAACAACTCCATCATATAAAGGTCTAGGAACCAAATCTCTAACCTCTTTTGGTATATTTGGTTTTAATTCTTTTAGATTAATATCAATCGCCTTTTTTAATTCGGACTCATCGTATTTTGGTTTATTTAATTTTTTAAAAACCAAAGATGTTTCAGGTCTTAAATCATCAACAATGTTTACATTATATTCATTTTTAGAAACAGCAGATGAACCCGAAACACTTAATATTTGTTCGAGTCTTCTATCCTTTTCTTCTTGCAATCTTAATGCTATAGCTTCTAAATTTGTCATTATATAACATCAAATATTAATTTGTCATCAATTATTTTTCTATTTGATAATAAGATGATGTTGGTAAGTATTTTGATTGGTCATATTCAAATGTTGTTCCGAAAGATTTTGTAGGATAAATATCTCTACCTTTTACTCTAACTTTTGTTTTAGTATTATGAAAATATTCTTTTTGTAAATTTGTTACTACTATTTTAGAATTCTCTAATGCATCGGAACTAATTGAACCCGTTATTGGTGAAAGTGTACCTGTGTTAAATATACTATCATCCCACACTAATTCTAATTTTGGTTGATATATTGTATTAGTTTCTTTTGAGAAAAATTTTAATACACCATAATCCAATGAATCGTTTTCAGCATCAATACTATGTCTTACTATAAATCCATTATTTGGTAAAGAACCACTAATCCATTGATGTATAATATTTGTAACATCCATTCTAACATCATCTGGTTGATAGTTATAGGATTGAGTTGCAGAGCCTGTTATATACCACGTACCACCTTCTGCATTTGCTGAACCTGTTGTACCTGTCACAAAAACAGCTGTTCCACCTGTTGTATTATCTTGCCACTTTGTTGTTCCGTTTCGGTATTTCCAACTAACACCATCCGATGTTATGTTATCAAATTTTGTACCAGTTCCCATTGTCCAACTTTGAGAAACTGCGTTTGCATAAATTGAATATTCTAATGGTAACTCTTCCGAATTTGCAGAACGAAGAACTAAAAATACAATTGTTTGTATTTCGGACTTCAATGAGCCTGTATCAAATTTTATTAAGGTTCTTGCTATATCTTTTGTAGAACCATAATAGAGTTTACCTACTTCCAATATTTCATCTCTACCCGCATTTTGGTCAGGTTGTTGTAGGTAAATACTTGCGTCGTATGATGATGTAAAAAATTTATGCATATTATAAAGCTCTTCCTTTTATATCTTTGTTTGGAAATCTAACTTCGAAAACACAAGGGTCTAAAGATGGATAAATTATCTTACCTCTAGTCGCCTCATCTAAATTATATTTGTTTGGTGAATATCCTGCACCACCATCACCGCATATATTATAAAGTTTAACAGATGGAACACTCATTACACCCTCTACATTTGCTAATATTAATTCTATTTCAGAAATATTTATTGGTTTGTTAAATGTCCAATTATCTATGTTAAAATAATCTTGTAATTCTGCTAAACAATTTGCAAGAACTTCTCTTTTGTTGTAATTTGAATAACAAATTATTTCAAAATCAATACCAATGTTTACAACAAATCCATCTATAATATTTACACCATCCGTTAAAATACGATATTCACCTAAATAAGTTTTTAAATTTTCTTTTACGGCTGTATTTAAATTTGTTAATTTTTTATCCGAATTATAACCTAAAACATACATATTGATTGCAAATGGATTATTAACTTCATTTACATTTCCTCTTTTTTGATTCAAATATTTAGCAAGTTCAGATTGTATATCATTTTTTGATAGGCCTTGCATCGATTCTACTAAATTTGTAAATTCTTGCAAATTTTTAGGATTAGAAAGTATTGATGCCGGTGAACTATTATCTATTTCTCCATCCGCAGTTACATAAACTTTTGCAACACTTCCATATCTTTCCGGCATAGATAATGCTCTAACAACATAATCTTGTTTTGTCACTGCTCTATTTTGTGAACCAAACATTGCTAATGCATTTTGTCTGATTTCCTCAATAGATTCACCACCCCTACCGCCAACGGCAGGTTCTAAATTTTCAACAGCTATTGAATCTTTGTTTGATTCGTATAAAGCCGCTTCGGCATCGGATAAACTTAAAAGGTCTTCTTCAAATTCTATTCTATCTATAACTGTTAAATCTTCCGAATTTATATTGGATTCAACACCACCACCAACTAAATACTTTATTGTAAGTGTTTTTCCAAATGGAGATATACCAAATGTATTTGTTTTTAAAAAGTTTGAAGGGTCAATTCCTTCATTTGTTCTTTTTATAGAATTTGCTAAACCCAATCCAACGTTTTTAGTATTTGGTAAAAGTATTTCATCCTCAAATCCTGCAGAATTATTTCCACTTCCAAACTCAAGCGTTATAGTGTTGTTTGCGTTTATTTTACTAGAAAATCTTCTTGGTACTTTTTGAACCTCAAGTATGTATGGAACAGTTGCTGCAGCTGCAGATAAATTTGAATTGGATTCTGTATTTGGTTTTTCTACAAATATACTTTCTTGCGCTAAATATGGAACTTCGTACCATTTATTTCCTTGTGAATCGGTTACGGATGTAATGGATATTATATTTGTTTCATTTAAATCTATACTTGGATATTCCGAATTATCGGTTATATCGATTGTTATTTCTTTTTCTTGCGCAGATATTGCTTTTACTTTTTTTGTTATTAAATATAAATTGGGTGCGCCTGTCGCAGAGTCCCTACCAGCAACATCTATTTCTCTATCCGTTGGATTAGAAAAATCAATAGTATCCGTTGTTCTAAAAATTATAGATGAATTTGTTCTCGATTGTACTTGTAATCCATCTTTTATTTTAAAATAATATTTAGAATTTGGTTGGAAATTACCTCCTGCACCATTAGCTGGAACGGTTTGGTATACTGTCAATGTTGTAACAGCTGGTGCTGTTAGTTTTGGTTTATATCCCAATGCTTGTGCTAACGATACAACATTTTTTCTTTCGGTTGCATGTAACAACATTGATTCTTTTAATTGAACATCTTGATAAAAAGATAGAACATCTCCGACATATGAAGCCATATCTAAAAATACACCACCAGGTGAAGCTTCGCTAAAATCAGAAAATGTATTAGGAAAATATGTTTTAGAGTATTCGACCAAATTTTGTCTAAATGATGCAAAATCTTTACCGACATAATTTATATCCCTATTATTGTTTTTCCAATTTTTATCCGTTGGTTTTAGTGCCATCTATTATTGTTTTATACTTACATTTATTGTTTCGGAAAGATTTTCATTTGATTTTAAAGAAAACCTTACTTCTAAATTTATTTGATGTTTATCAATATCTTCATCATCATAATCAAAAATTATTTCATCAATATTAATATAGGGCATCCAAATATTTACTGCTCTTATTATTGTTGCCTCTATTTTATCATCGATTTCACCAGTAATAATTGGTTCAAATAGTAAAGACCAAATATCACAACCAAATTCAGGATACATAACTCTTTCTCCCTTTTTTGTCATTATGAGATTTTTTAAATTATCTCTAGCCTGCGAAATAGTTGTAAAATTGACAGAAAATATACCATTAGAATTAGAACTTCTATCTATACCTATACCGATTACCTTATAATCGTTTTTAGATAAATCATTTACATTAACTTTTCCTAATTCTATTGCCATTTTATCTTAATCCTTTTTCTTTTTCCTGCTTTGTGAATACTTTTGTCAATTGAGTATAATCTCTATTTAATGCCTTTTGAATTGCATCCAATCCTGCATTACCCGTTGATGGTATTTGTTTTGGTGTTTGTTGCATTCCATAATAATTGTTTTTAATAAATATTGAAAGTTAAAATTTAATTAGGGTACAATATATCCAGACCAGGGTATAACTCCAGGAGCAGGTGGTGCTGGTGGTGGATATTGTGCTAATACTATGTATAATCCACTAACAGTACTCAAATGTATTTTTGCTGCATTAATAAATGCATCTAAAAATACCGATGGATTATTGTTTGGTGGAACAGGAATAGGTGTCCAAACTCCTGGGTTTAAAACCAAACCTTGTGTAAGTGCTATACTTTTTATTGCACCCGGTGGAGGTATTATTGGTGGGATTGGCATCATTAATCCACCCGTCCAATAGGTTATAACTGCAGGCCCTATAACATCTAATAAAGTTAGCGAATTTGATTTTTGTGTTTGTGATAGTAACCCAACTATTTGGGCTTCCATTGCTGTTACGTTTCCTTTCATCAATGGGATTGGACTTACCGTTTCTTTTCCTGCTTTTATAGCAGTATCATATGCTAATGCGAATGCTTTCGCAAATCCTGCCATATTGTTCCCAAATGCGTGTGATTGCATCACCGGCAGCAAAGATGCTTTGAAAATACTCCATGACATTAGTTCTTACTTAAAAAGTTTTTAGCTGCTAATATTGTTTTTAATTTAGATTTTATCTGATTAAACGTAGCTACATTTGTAGGCCCCGTTGCAGATGGACCAGCTGGTGTTAAATAAATTTGTTTTGTTATTGCATCTATTAAATCTTCTAAAATCTTAACTAACTCACCACCTAATACCATTTTTTGTACTGCCGCTCCTGCATCACCTTCACCTTTATCTTTTCCTAAATATATTTTACCACTATCCGAATTTAAGAAAATATTGTTAGAACCTTCCGAATGTATTGTTATGTTTTTCTTATTGTGAAAGTAAATTTCCTTTTCAGCATCAATTGAATAATTACCATCCGTAATTACTCCCGTATTTCCCTTACCAAATATTATAAACTCTTTTGCTTTTGCTGATAGTACTATTCTATCCGAATTTAACCAAAATTGGTCACCCTTTAAATCATCTGATGATGGGTATTCTTTAAATCCTACTTTTGTTTTTTCAATCGTTTCTTTAAACGGAACTTTTACTTTACCAGATGTTAAGTAAATAGATGTACCATCTTTGTTTATATCTTCTTCTATTAACTCACCAATCTTCTTATCATCTAATTCTGGGTTTTGTTTATTACGAATGAATATAGATGGTGATGATGTTTTATCATCTTCTGTTAGGAAAAATTCGGAAAAACGAATTGTGTTACCAACTCTACCTTGAATTATCGTATCACCTTCTTTTGGTTTTAGAAACTTTATTTTTTCGTTTACTTTGTATTTTTTAGTTTCTGATTTTTTAGCAGGTGGTGGGGTATTTGTTGTACCTGTTTGCTTCGTTTCTTTATAATCTTTTGCAGTAGATTTTGTATTTGCTTCTTCTGGTTTTCTTTCTTTCGATGTTTCGGATGTTTTATAATCTTCTCTATAATTTGGATATAGAGTGGTAGAGTATGGTAACCAGAAATACTCATTTTCTATTTCTAAAATAATTACAGTCTCACCTTGTATCGGATATGTAAAATTATTTTTATCAAATGGAAATGCATATGCTTCTACGATAATAGGAGTTTCTCTTGCATATGTTATTGCTCCCAAAAATCTAGAATCTTTATCTGCAAAGTTTTTGTTATCATTATATTTTAAAAGAAAATCATCTTTTTTTTCGGTATCGAAAAAATCTTCTTCTTTATAGAATACTTTAGTTACCGTTGCTAAAAAGGATACCATTATTTAATCTTTTTTGTTATTTCTTCAATCTCTATTTCAATATCCGTAATTCTTTCTTTGTTTTTTGCATCAACTTCATCAATAGTTTCTTCTAATTGAGAAAACAATTGTGCTTTCTCTTGCTCACTTAACCAACCATCTTCACCAATACCCTTTGCTTCTGCTGCAGCAAGTCTTTGTGCAATAGTTGCCATCTTAATTAAGTGTTCATCATTTTTAACTGATACTTCGATAAGGTCTTTTATGATTGGGGCAATAACTGTTGCTTCACCAACGTTCTTAATTAATTTCCTCAATGATTCAATTAAATCGGAAATGTTTTTCTTTTTGTTTTGTTGGTTTTCGTATATATCTCTAAATAATGATGATAGATTTTTACCATCAAATAGTTGAAATTCTGAACTCATAATATCACATTCTTTACTATATAATTATAAAATTCTTCACTTATTAGATTATATCCCAATTCGTTTGGATGTTGAGCCGGATTTTTTGTAATCATTTTTTCATCTTCAAAGCAATCTGTTTTGGTTTCTATTAAAAAATCTTTAAATGTTTTTTTCATAAAATTCCAATATACAGATTTATCAATTAAGTGTGTAATATCATCCTTTGAATCCAAATCAACAATCATTTTGTCAAAAGCATCTGCCATTATCCATTTCACACCATAATATTCAAATAACTTTTGTAAAAATATTATATAATTTTGATTAACAATATTATAATAGTTTTGATTAAACATTTGGTTTAAAAAAAATGATTTATATTCTGATAGGAATAAATCGTAATTAGAATTATTGCTTTTATAAGAATTTATAAACTTTTCAGGTAAATTAATTAGATGTTTTACAGACCAACTAACCCATTGTTGTCTTGGTAAAAATGCAGCGTAATCTCTTAAAGATGAACTCCATAATACAATTACAAAATCACCTCTCTTAACCCTACCATTCGTAACATCATCTATAATTTGATTAAATATTACTGCGTTTGGATTTCCACTTTTACCATTATTAATCCAACTCAATCCTAATTTGTTTCCTAACAGTTTTACCCAAGAGTGTTGATTTCTATATATGATTAAATCCTGATTTTTTAATTTGGATTCTTCATTTAAATTACATCCTTCACCTTCGGTCCAACTATCACCGTAAGCATGTAATATCATTACTTATAAATTATAAAATTATTAATTACTAAAACATCCATATCACAATTTAGGAATGTCCATATTGCTTTATCTGGATCATTTGTCATTGTGTGGTCTTTTAAATTAAATGACGTATTTAAAAGTATAGGGGTACCTGTTAGTTTTTCAAACTCTTTCAATAATTTATAATATAAAGGGTTTTGTTCTTTTGTTACAGTCTGTATTCTTGCACTATTATCAATATGTGTTACGGATGGAATTGGTATTTGTGAAACTACTTTTACAACTTGATTCATATATGGTACATCACCTTCGGAACTAAAATATTTTTGATAATCTTCTTGTGTTACTGATGGAGCAAATGGTCTAAACATTTCTCTTTTTTTGACAACTTTATTAATTTTATCTCTAATATCTGGAAGATGTGGATTACCCAATATAGAACGATTGCCCAATGCTCTTGCACCGAATTCAGTTCTACCTTGAAACCAACCAACTATTTTTCCATTTTTTACATATTTTGCAATTATTTGGCATAAACGTTCTTCATCAGGTGCAACTTCAACACATAATTTTTTATTTTGCTTTACAATATCTCCGACTTTAATATTCCATTCTGGTCCTAAATATGGTGATTGATTATCCCCACCATGTACTTTTGGATTACCTAATGTAATATGCCAATGCCACAAACATGCGCCAATTGCAGAACCTGCATCCGATGGCGCAAATGGTATCCATACATTTTTAAAAGTTGTATGATGTTTTATTTTACCGTTTGCTGTTCCGTTATATGCACATCCACCACCCAATACTAAATTCTCACTATTCCAATTACTATTTACTCTGTTTAAAATAAAATAAAATTGAGATTCATACCAGCTTTGCAATGCTGCGGCTAAATCTTTATGATGTTGTTCAATTGATTCACCTTTAAAACGGGGTGGAAATCCTATTAATGAAATCAAATTCATATTAAACATATCCGTTTCTGATGTGCGATATGTGAAATATTTTTGGTTTATGTTTACTAAATCAGCAAGCCTTTCATAATACGTTATTTTATCAAACACATGTTGATATTTTGAACTATCCCCATATGGTGCTAATCCCATAACTTTATACTCACCTTCATTTGGTTTAAATCCTAAATAAGCAGTTAATGCAGAATATACCAATCCCAATGAATTCGGAAAATTTAATGATGTTATTTTATGAAATTTATTATTTCTAATATAGCATGCTAAAAGTGTTTCATTTTCACCTACTCCATCAATTGATACACCAATTGCATCATCAAATGGTGATGTGTAATATGAAAATGCTAAATGAGATAGGTGGTGTTTTGTATATAGTATTTCACCTGTATATCCGATGGTTTCTAAAAGGCCTTGTAAATTACCTTCGGTTTCATTCCATCTTTTTTCAAATGCTCTCCATTGTGGAAACCATCTTCTCAATGGAAACCATTTAGAACCTATTTGATTTTCAACTCTTTTAAATTTTAGGTCAGGAGATTCATACCAACAAACCATATCAACTTCATCGATTGTTATTTTTCCAAATTCTAAAACCGATAAACCTAATTGTATCATATTTAAATTTTTATATCACCGTGTTTATCAAATTCATTATATAACTCCATTTGTCTTTCTTTCATTTTGTTGACAACCTTTGTGATATAATGGGTTGGATGTCCTGTCATTTCCCTAATAAGTAGGTACAAAGATTTTTTATTGAAATTTTCTATATATTCTGCTCTACGAAATAACTCTAATACTGCATCGGCGATTTGCATATCTCTTTTTTTCGGAAAGAAATTCTCTAAATGTTTATCCCAATATTCTAACATTCTTACATTGAATGTTCGGTGTTCATCATTACGAACTTCTTCTCTAAAATTATTTTCAGTATCCCAACTTTCAGGCAACGCAGACATTATATCCGTATCTTTATATCGTTTATAGTTTGCATTGTTATTTAAAATTAAATAGTTTCTTGCAACAATAGTAAAGTATGAGAATGCTTTACCCTTACCATTTTTGTACATATGTATTTTTTCAATCATAAATGCAACCACTTCGGCCATTACATCCTGTGGGTCGTCATCAAAGTATGTGAACTTCCATTTATTATAAACTATCTCTGCTAATTTTTTAAATGCAGAATCTATACGTTCTCTGTAAATTCTATCTTTCGTAAATTGGTCGGTTGTAAGATTATATTCAATTATAGCATCTTCCGTATCTTTTGTAAAGTATTGTCTGTTAGGTCCTCTTTTTCTTGGCATTATTTTTGAGTTTTAAATCTTTCAATAGTTTCTTTTATTTGATAAAATATAGAACCTACATCATCATCTTTCTCAAACATTTGACGATTATCAATTTGTCTTAATGCTTCCAGTAATGCTTCGTTTCTGTTTGTTTCCGTTTCGATAAATTTTTGATATTCTTCAAATTGGTCTTCATATTTTTCTAACTTTTTTAGTAAGTTAAAAATAACATAAATACAAACTCCAAGTAATACAAAAATTATAAATAAAGTTATTTTCATAATTATACTATTTCATATCCTTTTAAAAAATAATCGTTTGCTTTTTTGTATTTAACCTCAACCATATCTCCATCTGGTGATTTCATTACAACTTTATCATTTCTACCATATGTTTGTTTATTAACAACCGTTGTAGTATAAACTCTATCTTTAATTGTAAAACCATCCAAATGGTCAATTTCATGTTGAACAATTACGGTCATCATTGTCTCTTTTGAAACCTGCTCACCCTGTCTATCACCTTCTGGATTAATCTCAAATGTCATTTCACCCATATTATCTGTATCAACTACAACTTTACAGGCTCTGATTGTTCTGATTGGTTTTTCTATTGTTCTTGGAATTGAAAGACATCCTTCATAAAAAAGAAATCCCTCATTAGATTTTTCTTTAATAACAGGGTTTAATAGGAATAAATCTTCATCACCAAATTGAATTAAACATGCTCTTTTTTTAATACCCAATTGAGTTGCTGATATTCCCAAACCAGGATGTTGTTTTAATCCTTGTTCTAATTGTTCTCTTAATTGGTCTGCTTCTTGTTGTGTAATTTCTGTTTTAGGACATGGTGTTTTTAGATATTCTCTAAATTCTTTTGTTTCAAATCCTTTGCTGTTTTTGTCAACTACTAATTTCATTGTTGTTTTTTTAATCCGTATTTTATAAATTTATACCAAATTCTTTCATGTAGAAAGTAAATGATTGGTTTTATTATTAATTCACCCAATCCTACCATTCCTGCCCATTTTATTGGCAGGCCGGCAAATAAGGTAAGAATAATTGTAGTTATAGTTCCAATAAAACGATAACTAATACTTTTTACTATATGTCGTTTAACTAGTGGCATACTCTATAACATCACCATTTGTATCCATATAACCTTCTCTAATCTTTGTTCCACTAATCATTTCAATATCAGCTGGTGGTGGGTGGTTGATAACCTCATAACCAACCCCTCTACCATAATTAACCGATTCGATATCAGGAATAATAGATAATAAAATTTTATCAGAGTTTTCAATAAAGAATTTTTCTTTTGATAAATCCATTAGGACTTGTTGTGCGGTTTTTGGATTATTTTCATCAACTTCTACATCTCTAATTGCTACCCAAACATTTTTACCCTTATTTAGTTGCTGATTAATCAACCATTCATGTCCG